ACAAGTAAGCAGTTTTACTTGTCTTTGTAGCATAAGTAATTTTATATTTATCGTAGTATGCCATTATCCTCGTCTATATTTTAAAGATGTTTCACTTCTATTCATTGCTAAAACCAAATCTTGACCTCTTAATACAAACTCACCATTCCCACCGCCACCATTAGAAGCCATTGCACCAGCGTTGAAAGTATTTTGCATCATTGAGCCTAATTTACTTAATGGCATTACAGCTTCGCTTTCACTACCCTCTCCAATCATTGCCAATGTAGGACCATTTACAACTCCACCAGACGCAAGACCTAAAATACTTTTAAATATTCCACCAAAACCGCCAGATGCAACTTTAGCACCAGCACCTCCTGGAATTAAAGATAAGATAGCTTGAAACGCTGCCGCTTTGATTGCCGCTGCTGCTATTTGCTTTGCTAAATCAATAAACATATTACCTAATGCCTCTCCTAAACCCATGCCTTGTTCCATTGAATTAAATAAATTCATAAATGCATTAGTAGCATAATTTGATAGTGTGTCCGCTAATTGTAAGTTAGCGTCTGTTTGTTGTTGAGTTAATAAAATATCTTTTGCCTTCTCACTTGTTTTACCTTGTAATGATTTACCTAAATCTCCAGTCATTTTAGACTCGCCAAATAGTTTTATCCCAGCTAATCTTTGCTTTTCTGCTTTTGCTTTATCTTCTGGAGTTTGTTGTGTTATATAGTTAGCCGTTTTACCTAATTCTTTTCTTTTCTTTATACCTTCAAGTATTGCATTATTTTCTCTTTTTAGGTCAGAAGAAAATGTATCAGTAGCCTTAATGCCTTTTGCGCCCTTTGCTCCTTTTGCTTCAGGTTTCCCAAATACTTTTGATAAATCACCTTGAATTTTATTAGCTTCGTCTTGATATTTTTTTCTAATTGTTTCAAATATCTTTTCATCTTCATTTGCACTTTTAATTAACTTATCCTTAGTTACTTTACCTAAAACCTCTAAATTCTTACCCTCAAAGAATAAATTTTCAAATGTATTTGTAAAAGATTTATTAGGCTTGTTTTTTGCTATTTCAGCTTCAAATTGTTTTTTTGATGCTTCTGCTGCTGCTAAATTTGCAATAGTTTTCTTATATGTCATTTCAACATACTTATCAGCATATTGCCCTAAAAACTTTTCAGCAGTTGCTAAATTTTCTGTTTTGCCTATTGTATCTCCTAATGTATCATTAAATTTTTTTAAGAATGAATCTTTTGTTGATATTCCATTAGTATAATTAGTAAACTCATTATTTAAATCTACTAATTCTAATTTTGCCTTAACAAATCCTTCTGACCCTTTTTGTATTAATTCTGTTTCTTTATTAAAGGCTTTGCCTAATCCGTTTATTTTATCAGATATAAAATCTCCAATATCATCACCAAACGCAACTATTAAAGAAGATACAACGCCCAAGGCTAAACCAATACCAGCTGGACCAGTAAGTCCGCTGACTAATGATTTCATTGCATTGCCAGTACCTCCTGACTCTTTTTGTAATCTTTGAAACGACTCAAGCAATGGGTTTAAGTTATTGGCAATACCCATAAAACCATAAGGAGCATCTTGCGCAACTCTTGATAAATTAGATAGAGCATTTGTGGCATCTGCAGCTGGTCTACCTATATTATTCATTTGCGAGTTAATACCCGCAATTGTTTTATTAAGATTTGCTATTTGATTATTTAAATAGTTAATCTCTCCTACGTTGGTAGCTTTCTTTAAAGCCGCTTGGAACTGACCAAGTAAATTTTGAGCCTTTTGTAACGCACCTTGAAAATCTTGGGTGTTTGCTCCAATATTAATGCTTAAGTCTAATTGTTCTGCCATTTTTATTTATTTACTCCGTACAGTTTCAATGTTCTTGCTAACTCTTCATTTGTTAGCATTTTTTTCTCCTCTGATGGTTCGTTATCATCTATCTCTGGTATGTGCCAAAACGCTTTTAATGATTTTGGACTTTTTTCAGAAGTGCTACTTAAATATACAATATAGGCGAGGTTTCGTGTCCTCGCCCATTCGTTTAACTCTTGTTTTTCCTTTCCCATTACAATTATAGAAAAGTCTTTCCAAGTCATCTCCCAAAACTCGCTTGGGCGTATATTACATTCAGCAGCCTTTACTAAAATATCATCCCAAGTCAGCCTCGTTAGACTTTTTTTTTTCCTCTTTAGGGTTTCCACTTACGGCAGTTACGGTATTTGTTATGATATATTTAAAATATTCCATAATTGGACCATCTGCATTAAATAGACCACCTAATTCATCTAACCAATCACATACATCACTTTCTGTGTAATCCATTGGTTCTTTGTTACTATTACAAGCCGATTTATAACCAGCATAAACTAACTTAACAATAGTATCTAAGTCTAAAACGTTGCCTCCTACTAATTGAAAATATTGGTCTATGGTTATGCCTTTGTCCTTACAGAACTCTCTCATTGCCCATGTACCCCATTTTAAATTAATTGTTTTTTCTTTTAGTTCTAATTTATACATAGTGGTTTTTTAGGTTTTATAAAGTTTCAGTTTGTGCTACTGGCGGTGCATAAACTACAAATGTTGCAGTAAATTTAACATCATCTTTATCATCTGCATTTACATCAAAGTTTGAAATCCAAACACTACCGCTATAAGTAATATCTCCACTTGTTGGAGTCGCTTTACCCATTTTCATAGCAAATACAGTTCTTGCAGCGTGAGCAGCATATAATTGTTGGTAGCTATCTTTTGCTGGAGTTCCAGTTTCGTCAATTGCAAAACCTTCACACTCAAAAGATTGAGTAAAAGATGGACCGGGTTGGAATTCATCTCCACATTTAGAAGTTGCGTCAATAGTGTTTACAGTTGATGTAAGTGAGTTTGATGTAAGACAAGCAACTGGCTTAAAAGTTGCGTTTCCATCGATGTCTGCTAATAGGATATAATCCCTTGCTGATACTTTAGTTTCTGCCATTTTATTTAATTTTGAGTTATTATTATGTTATATGTTATAATCGTTCTAAATACGTTTTCAGTTGGGTTTAATCCGTCTAAGTTTCTGATACTTGCTACACTTAAAGATGAACTATAAAAGCCATTTGCCAGTGTTATATTAGTATCTGAATTTATAGCAGTTAATACCAAATTGCTTATGGTTTCAGAACGTTTATAGCCAAAGTTAGCATTTTTTGTAACAATGTCTACTACCATAGTTGTAGAATTTGTATATCCGCTTTTGCCTTGTTCTTGACTTGATGTTCTGCCGTCCATTATAATATACTCCGCTCCAGCTCCAGTTGGTGCAATACCATCATAAACAGTAAGACCAGTGGCACTTGTTAGGTTAGTATAAAACCATTTTTTTATTTCAATATTAGGATTAAGCATTTAATAATTTTTTAAGTCTTTGTATTAGTTTAGGTTTTTCTTGTTCAAAAGCTGGTATTAAAAAAGGTCTGGCTCTTAGATTAATTTTTCGTATCCCTTTACCTTTATACATTGAAGCAAGTTCCTCGTACCCATTAGGAATTGAAACTAAACCTCCAGTTCCAAACTCGACATATGCTGCATATTTTGACCTTGCGCCTATTGTATAAATAAAACTTTGATTATTGCCTTGACTTTTAATATTAATGCTATTCCTTAAAAATCCAGTGTCTACTACTACGTTTCTTTTAGCATTTGATTGTATTGCTAAAGCTGATGCCGCAAATTCCTCTTTTACCCCTACTTTAGACTTTTCATCTAATTTTTTAAACTTGCTATATAATTTATCAAGCCCTTGTATGTCAAATGTAACTTTATCCATTACCTATATATTACAAGTTCGTAAAATCTCTTTTGGTTCTCTACGTCCTTGATAGAGTGTATTGTATATCTTAACCCTTCTATCTCTATTTGATACGAGTCATTTATCGTAACCCCGTAACGAATAAAAAGGCGGTTTTTTTGGTCAAATTGTAATTCCGACTCATCTACCTCTCTCACCTTGTCATCAGGTCTCAAATCGCCCCAAACAGTGCTTTGTAGGGCAAATGTCGTAGTATAACCACCTTGACCATCACTAACTCGAGTTGGTGCGTATAATAGCACCTGGCGAGTCATTGTATTAGCATCTATATAATTAGCCTTTGCTTTACCTAATTTCATATTATAATATTGGCGAAGTTTTAGTCCATCTTTGACACGCTCTCCACGTCTTCTCACAAATGCCAGAGTTCGCATCTAAACCTCTATTCTCGTAATCATAACTCACTTGGTCTAATATTGCTATTTTAAGGTCTTTTGGTAAGCAATCAAAACCAGCGTTATAAGTCGCTTTCATATCGTTTTGCGTTGGGAACTTCACTTTAGGATAAGCCCCACCAATTAACTTATAATCGTTAGAAGGTATCTCGTCTCCATTGTTATCGTATAAAGAAAGAAAATAAGTTACTGGTCCAAAAGGCAAATCGAAGTTACCAGCTTCATTATTAAACCACACCTCAACTTGACGAGGTATTAAACTTAAATTTGTTGCCAATTCGATAGACTCTCTTGCTTGAGTTATCATTGTTTCAATTAACGCATCTTCGGTAGTTGTCGTTACTCTACAATACAATTTAGCCTCTGCAAGTGTAACTGGCTCTACTACTGGAGCATTATTAGAAAATTGGTAATCATTCCTATAACTGTACATATTCCCTTTTTTACAAATTTACATTAATTATAATAAAAAA